TCAAATCAGTCGTAGCAGCAACAAACTCTTTCCCAACGGAAGAATCACTCCAGGCATTCTGTGATCGTTTTCTTTTCCGTCCGACCATTGAAGGGCTCAAAAAGCCCACGAGCAAACGAAAGCTTTATGGCTGGGCGTTGTCTGGTAAACGACCTGCGGTGGAGTCAGAACTAACAATCGAAAGCCTCGAGACCCTGCAGAAAGCAGCTAACGAAGTCAAAGCGTCTGAAGAATTCATCGACATCTTCACTGAGTGCATGGACATGCTCGAAAGCAGAGGCATGGTTATTTCTGACCGACGCCGCGTCCAGATTCTCAAATTTCTCCGTGGATGGGCTGTGGTGCAAGGTGATGACGCTCTGCACCCTGAGTACTTACATTCCACACTCCATCACATCGTTTACCAATCGGAAGAAGATTTAGAAACAATCAAGGAAGTTGTAGATCAAGTTGTACCAACGGCTGATCAGTTTATTCGTTCTCTTTCGAAAGCCTCTAACGGCATCATGAATGAGTTCAATTCTTTACGGACTCGCAGCATCAGCAACCTCCCTGAAGTTAATGAGCACATGCAAAAGCTCAAAAAGATACTCAAAGAGCTGCGTCATATTGCTGGCAAAGCAGAAGAGGCACTGGATAGCAGCAAGGTCAGGTTCACTGCCACTCAAAGAATGAAAGCAACGAAGCTTTGTCAGAGCATCAACCACAATGCTGACCAAGTTGCAGAAGCTATTTCTCGTTACTCCAAATGAAATCAACAACAGAACTTCTAAGACTTGCTGGGTCCGATCCTCTTGTTCTTTCAGTCTCCGCACTCACAGATTTCCTGTGGCCTGATTTCGTACGAGAGACCAAGCCTCAAGTTAAATACTTCACTGATCGATTTGAGATCAGGCAACTAAGTCGTTTCGGAAAAGAACTCTTCGAGTTTTTTTATTCAGGGGGCGAAGTGACTCCTCTTGTGTCTTTTGACGATATGGAGAATTACTTTCGGCAGAAACAAAACGGCGAAACACCCTCAATGCCGAAAGGTTACAAGCCTGAAAATGCATTCTGGAACAACATTCTTATCGATGTTGCCAACAGTCATGTTTACGCATCGATCCAACAAAATTGTTTGGGAAGGCATTTCGAGTCAGGCAACACAGCTGTCTGTGTCTTGAACGAACTGAGCGAGCTGCTTGAAGAGATCATGTCTGAAGACAATGGTGTCCACGCTGCAATGACCTCAATGTCTCAGGATCTCGCAGACATCCGACAGGAGTTCGTGGAGGCAATGCAGCAGGGCGATACGCAGAAAGCTGCAGAGCTGAGGCAAAAAGGCAAAGAGCTTGGTCAAGCCATCGAAGATACTCTCAACGAACACCACGACAGATATAAAGCTGACATCGATTATTCGATTGAGAAAGCTCAGCAAGAAGCTCAAGACATTCAAGAAGCAATGAGCAATCTGGCTGGAGACCACGAAGGCTTTGGGGTGCGCCTTGATGACGTCAAACAAAAGCAAGAGCTAGCTCAACGGCTTCGCAAAAACAAAAGACTTGTGCAGTTAGCTCAAAAACTGGGCGGTCTCAAACAGTCTTGGACAAAACGATTACGTGCGAAAAACCAACGCTCTAGTTACAGCGACATCGTTGGAGCAAAGATGTCTGACGACGTGACGAAAGCTTTTCCTTCGGAGATTGCCCTCGCTGCAACCACCAAAGGCAAAGCACTGTTTGCTTACAAGTATTCCCAAAAAACAATCCTCAGTAAAGACTTCGAAGCTAAGACTAAGGAAGTCGACCGTGGTCCTGTTGTCATGTATGTCGACATATCAGGCTCGATGGCTGGGTCATCGGAGCTTTGGTCGAAGGCAATCACTTATGTAATCGCAGAACAGTGCTCTAAAGACAACCGCGAGATACAAGTCCATTTGTTTGACACAGGCATCAACCAAAGCATCATTCTGGAGCCACGCTCTGGAAGTAGCGAGGAAGTTCTTGAGTTTCTGATGGCTTGGTTTACTCGAGGGGGAACTTCATTTGACCAAGTAATGAAGCACGCTTACTCCCGCGCTGAAATCGACCCTAAAGCAGACATACTTATTATCACTGACGGAGAGTGCCAAGTTACTGATGCCACTGTTCGTAAGTTCAATCTCTTCAAAGACTCAAAACACCTTGACGTTCACGCCTTCTGCATAGGTAAGAAGAGTCAGAGTTTGACAAGATTCTGTGATACGGTGCATCTTGTAGATATCTGTGAAGATGCAGAGAACTCTGCTCTATTTCAAAAAGCTATTAGTTAAATAAGATCTAGCGTAAGTTTATGAATCTGGAGCACCGTGAATTCCGTTAGGGAAGCAGTAGAAAGTTTCGAGAGCATAGCGGAGCAGTATATGCACCTTAATGCCTCGAAAGAACTGCTC